GCGACTCCTGGCTCTGCCGCTCAGCCCACTCGTTTACCGCCATCACGATCTCGTCAGCGTCGCCCTCGCCTAGACCGGAGTGCGTCAGCACAATAGCACGCCGCAAGCCCGCCTGATAGACGATGCCGACCTGCTCCCGGCCGTCCTCGTGCTGGATGCGGTAGAAGTTAACCGCGGCGCTCGGCGGCAGGCGTGCGTTGATTGCCTTCGCAAGCGTCATCAGATTGGCGTCTGGCGGCAGCGTTTTGGGCTTCGACGTATTCACGGGTTATCGTCGCCAGTCGATTGGCATCAGAGCACCTTGAAGTTCGAAGATGGTATCTCTTCGCCCGGAGGCCGATAGGCGTCCTTCACAGGCTCGGGCGCAAGCTTGGTCTTGAGCCATGGGCGGGACAAGCAGGCGTAGCGGGCATCATCTGCGCATTGGGCAGCGATCATCCCGTTAGCCATCTCAAAGTTGCCCGTGTCTGGAACCGTAAAACAGTAAACATCAGCGCGACTTGTTTCGTTCACGCCAGAACAGATCGGTCCTAGTGCGAGCGCTGTTGATGCCACTGCAGCGGTAGGAGCAACGCTTCTGTTTGCTATATTTATTGGTAACGAAGCTTTCTCCGCATTCAGCACAAATGCGCTTCTCATCATCCACTCCAGATGCTCTGCGCCATCGCGACTTGCAGGCATTCGAGCAAAATCTATTGCTGTCCCCTGGTCGTCCATTAAATGTTGCGTTGCAGGCTTCGCATATTTTCTGCTCTTTAACGTGGATAGCGGCGGCGCAATGCTTCTCATAATGCTCGCGATGCCAAGCAATTCCTTCCGGAGATCCGTGCCACTCACGAGCAGCCTCGCGAGCGCACTCGATATAGATACGCCCTCTAGCGCCAGTTTCGGCCCCATGCTCGCCGGATTGATGAGCGTTCGAAGACATGCAGTCAAGATTTGCAATTGCATTGTTGTGGCGGTTACGATCTTTGTGATGGACATGCCACCCCTTCGGGATTGCGCCATTGTTGGCAATCCAAACAAGGCGATGAAGGAGGCCGCCCGGTCCTCGATAGTAGCGGCCTCCACAGAAATAATATCTCTTGCCGTCAAATTCTTGGGCTGTGTTTGTGATAACGACAGGATCGCTGATCCCAGAAGATTGCTCGCCGCCATCCACCCCCTCGCCGTCAGAAATTGATGGTCTGATGTACATCGTATCTCTGCCCCATCGCTGAAATTCAGGCGCACCATCTCTTGATCGTGCTTAATGAGCCTGACTGATCGGAACCGGTGCCATTCGCCATCATGAGATCGCACAAGACCGGTTTTCCCCATCAGTTCAGCGAAAGAATACAGCCCTGCCGAAGTCCTGACAAGCGTATCGCTACTAAAGCAGTGATCCTCAGCGTTCTTGGCAATGTCCTCAGGCTGCGCCGGATCATGCTGCAATGCGGGGATAGTGCGGATCGAATCAAAGCACGTAGAAAACCAGAAGATCGTCGGATGCGGATCGTCCGCCGTTCCCGTCCCGATCATCCTCTGCCTCACAATGTCCCAGCCACTCATAGGCCCGCTGCCATGCCCGGCGATCTTGGTCACCCTGGCGTTGTCCGCCTTGCGGAACGCCGGCAGCTTGGCCTTGACGAGTTTGCCGTTGATCCGCTCGGCAATCGAGGGCCCACCCTCCTCCTTGAACGTGGACGGGTCCAGGACCGCGTAAGCAAGCCGCGGATCGTCCTTCTCGCGTTCGATAATCCGATCTGCCACCTGCTCGGCCGTCAGTTTTAGGCCCTTTCCTGGGCCGCTGGCGATGTAGTCCTCGCGGTAGCGGACGAGGGCACCGCGGGGGAGCAGTCGGGTTCCAAGTACGTTATGGCCGGGCGCCAATTTTCCTTCTCCGTCCACTGTAGTTTCATGAATTTCGGCACTCCGATCAGTTTCCGATTGAAGGGAATAGTCATCCTGGACGACGGCCCACCAGCCCACGCTTCCGGGACTAGCCGAGCCCCAGTCAGCGCTGCGAAAGCGCACCCAATCCTTTGGAACAGCGAACGGCGCGATAACGTGCTTGCGGTGCTGCCAGCAGTCAAAAAAGGCGCCCTCGACGACATCCCAATCTCCCCATCGCATGGCGGCAACGAGAGTCGCCGAGCCCAAGCCCTCAAGACGCGCCTCATAGTCCGGATCATCGTGAACCCCTATCTCGTTGTCCTCTAGCCGCGCCGGAATAAACTGCCTCAACATCCCGCCTTCGGCCGCAGGCATCAGCCTGATCTTCAGCGGTTGCTCACCTTCGATAAACGTCCGCTTGACCCATAGGTGGCCGATGTTGCCAGGATTAGCCCCGCACAGAATCCGCGGGAACCGGCCCTCATACTGCTTCGGCAAAGTAATTCCGACCATGCGCACACGATTTCTCAAGAAACGGTACATAGATTCAGTCCAATGTGTAAGTTCATCGATTAATAAAACGTGCGATTCTACTCCTTGGTATTTGTATATATCTGTCTCGTGCTCACAATGACACAGATATATCTTGCTTCCATTCCAGAACCGTATTTCGTTCTCAACAATCCTGCATATTCCAGTAGATGTCCACGGCGCCAGCAGCGCCCGAAACCCCTTAGGACCTTCCATATGATTTTTAACGAGATCATCACGGATGCGGCGGAACAAATAAACCTGTAATCCAGCTATTTCACTGCACCACAGAATCGCAGCCACGCGCATAAGATGGCTCTTGCCACCAAAGGCTGCACCGCCGAATAATACCTCTGTAGCGGGAGTATCAAACGCCACCCACTGCTTCGGCTGCAGGTGCAGATCAAGCGCGATGTCGCCGGATAGCGGGATGTCGGCGTGCGCGTTCATTTTTAACCCTCGCAGCCCGGACGCCACCCCCGGGTCTGTTCACTAGGTGAACAATTCATCACTCGGCACAAGCCGTGTTGCAAACATGGCTTCACCTGATAGCGTGATGGCGTGTCTGCGTCGGCTTCTCTCCACACCGCTGCGAAGGTTCCGGATGGGGTGCTCTTCGATGTCGTCACATCATCCTTGCTGAGCTACATCGTTTTTGCCAGATCACTCCCGGAGAGCGACTCCGGCCTGCGATCTCTACGATGGGCGGGCTCAGACAGGTTCCCGCCGACATCCCCAAGCTCTCAAATGTGGCCCCCATGACCGGCCGAAATCATAGGGGCTCCGGCGGCGTTGGTGGTCCATTTGTCTTGGATGGTCACCCCGTTACGCCAGTCTCTCAATGCTCGTCAAACACCCGCTGCAGCGCCGCGATCAAGTCGCGCCGGCAGTCCTGGGGCAATTCCTGAATGTCCTTAACCATTACCTCAAGTATATCCGCAGTCCTGCGATCAACGTTGAACATCAACTCGGTCAACGACTTGGGAGAATCACTGATGTCGCCATAGTCACGCTGCTGCACCGATGGCTTTCTAACCTTCGCTGCGCCATTAGCAGCCGATCCCTTCGCCTTCCGCGGCCCGCGCTTCTGACCCTTCGGCCAGCCGCGGCGCTTCTTGGGCGGCTCGACGGCCACATCCGGCTCGTAGTCTTGGCTGAATTCGTTCATGTGATATATGTTCCTCATGCCGTCGCGGCATCAACATCCCGGTCGCGATCAAGCCCCGTGCTTGACGCAGCTCTCCCAGAGATATTGCCGCGCTTGCGCATCATATTAGCGCGTTTATTTGCGACCGCAATAGCCACCCCTTCATCTGCGCCGCTTCTTAATATCGCATTGGCCTGTTCCGCAGCCTTCGCCGCGCCGGCGCCGGACAGCTTCTTGTTGTGCTTGGCGGCAAAACTCTTTCCAGACCATGGCATTTGACCGTCTCCACCTGCGCCGTTCGACTGCCGCAACGGCGATGCCGCAAAGCCTGACATGCGAGGGCGCTCCCGCTCGGCACGGCCGCGATAGACGACCGTGCGGTTGTTGGGCGAAGGGGCGGTATCAGCCATTAGACCGCACCCTCTTTAATCTGTACCAGTTGCCACTCACTTGCCTGATGAACACATCGCCGCCGGATGTCAGAACTATTCGGTCAACGATATATTGCTCTCGCCCATCCCAAGTAAATCCCCGACAATTATTCAATTCTTCGTCGGGGATCGGCGGATAGAATGACGGCGCGGTGTCCGCCATCATCAGGCCGCAGGCGCCGGCTCCACGCGGCCAGCCGTTACGATGCTGTCGAGTTCCTTGAGAATGTAGGGCGATACCGGAGCACCCGAATTAGCCTGCGATCGAACATGCAGCAGCAGCGCCTCGAGCCGGTCCTGCGGGCTCAATTCCGGCTCGACGGGCGCGTCCGGCCTCGCGGGCGGCGGGCCGCCCATCGGTAGAACCGGCTCGTTCTTCG